ATCCCAATGCAAGAAAATCATTTAGAGCAAGACACAGATGTGATACTGCTAATGATAAATTTAGTGCAAGATATTGGTCTTGCAAAAACTGGTAAACAATAGGAGAAAACTATGCCAATGGTAAATGGAAAAAAATATGCTTACACAAAAAAAGGTAAAGCTGCCGCTAAAAGAGCAAAAATGAAAAAAGGTAAGAAGAAGAAATAATCATGTCTTTTATTAAAAAAATATTTTTTCCTAAAGCTCCGAAGATGCCAGAAATTAAAATGCCTGAGCCAGCGGATGTTCCTAACTATGATGAAGAGGAAAGAAAACTTGAAGAAGCTAGAAAATTAAAAGCTGCTGCAAAAAATAGAAAAGGCAGACAATCTACAATTTTAACAACTCAATCTGGTCTTAATGAAATTGATGAAGAAGATTTAAACCAGAAAACTTTATTAGAGGCATAAGTGGGATTTTTTGGATCAAGAAGTAAAAGCGAACAAGCTAAAGATAATAATAGAGAAAGACAAAGAACTTCTCAATACAAAACAAAAGTTAATTATTCTAAAGCAAAAAAAGAAGTTGAAACTAAACAAGGTAGAGATGATTTAGATAACTACGAAGTTAAAAAGGTTCCAATATTTGTTCCAGGTTCTACAATTTTAAATATGGGTCAAGATTTAAGACAAAAAAATTTTGAAGTGAATAGAGCTTATTATAGAAAAAATGTTGTAGGTAAACCTGGTTATGAAGATACATTAGATGGTTATTCTAATTATATGAATGCTAGATTAGCTGGAGAAATAACAGCTACTGGTAATACTTTATCTCAAGGTGGTGGTGGAGATAATAATCGAAATCAAGGAATAGAAATTGCAAAAGCTGCTACTGGTACTGCAACAACTACAGGACCAAACGAAATTCAAAAGACAGCCACTAATACAATAACTACTAAAGACGCTTCGAAAAATACTACAGACGCTATTCTTGTAGCGAATAAAAGAAAATCAAGAAAATCAACAATCAAAACTTCAGCTACTGGTTTAGAAGAAAACTACACCTTAGCTAAGAAAAAACTACTGGGTTAATCATTATGGCAAGACGTGGACTTTACGCAAATATTCATGCGAAACGAAAAAGAATTAAAAAAGGCAGTAAAGAGAAAATGCGAAAAGCTGGTCAAAAAGGAAGACCTACTGCTTCACAATTTAGAAGAGCAGCAAAGACAGCTAAAAAAAGAAGATAATGCAACAGCAAGAATATAGAGATCTAGCAAAAACTTTAAAAGACGATCTTTCCAGATTAATGGAAAGAAGATCTAATTGGGAGAGCCATTGGCAAGAAGTTGCTGATTATATGCTTCCAAGAAAAGCAGACATAACTAAAGTTAGATCAAGAGGAGATAAAAGACATACTCAAATCTTCGATGGTACTGCAACGCATTCAATGGAATTACTTGCAAGTTCTTTGCATGGTATGCTTACTTCCTCTGTTAATAGATGGTTTGCTTTAAGGTTTAAAGAAAATGCTGTTAATGAAAATGATGAAGCTAGAGAGTGGTTAGAAGATGTTACGGATAAAATGTATCTTGCAATCTCAAGATCTAACTTCCAACAGGAGGTGTTCGAAACGTATTTTGATTTAATTGCGTTTGGTACAAGTTGTTTACAAATAGAAGAAGATGAAGAAAGTATTATTAGATTTTCTTCAAGACATATTAGAGAAATTTATATTTCAGAAAATGCTAAAGGTTTAGTCGATTGCATTTATAGAAGATTTAAAATGTCAGCTAAAGCAACTGTTGAAAAATTCGGAGTTGAAAATTTAAGTAAAGAAGTTTTAAATACATTTAAGAAATCTCCTTTTGAAGATATTGATTTAGTACATGTTGTTAAACCAAGAGATATTTATAATCCAAGAAAAGAAGATAAAAAGAACATGCCTTTTACTTCTGTTTACTTTGAGTTTTCTACTGGACATATTATTTCAATAGGTGGTTTTAAAGAATTTCCTTATGTAGTTCCAAGATACTTAAAAGCTTCTAATGAGATTTATGGAAGATCTCCTGGAATGAACTCTTTAAGCGATGTGAAAGTTCTTAATAAGATGGTTGAAGTTGGAATGAAAGCTGCACAAAAGCAAGTCGATCCACCTCTCTTAGTACCAGACGACAGTATGCTTTTACCTATAAGAATGTCTCCAGGATCTATTAATTATTATAGAGCTGGCTCAAGAGATCGAATTGAAACTTTAAACATTGGTGCAAACAATCCACTAGGTTTAAATATGGAAGAGCAAAGAAGAAGAGCTATTGCTCGAACTTTTCATGTTGATCAATTACTAATTACTGAAAATCGTAATATGACTGCAACTGAAGTCGTACAACGAAATGAAGAGAAAATGCGTATTCTAGGACCAGCTCTTTCAAGATTACAGTCAGAGTTATTACAGCCACTAATTATTAGAATTTTTAATATAATGATGAGAGGAAAATTATTTCCTCAAGCTCCAGAAATACTATTAGATCAAGAAGTAGATGTTGAGTATGTAAGTCCAGCAGCTTTAGCTCAAAAAGGACAAGAGCTTAATGCGATAGTTAAAGGATTAGAGTTGTTTGGCAACATATCTCAATTAGCTCCTCAATCATTAGATTATATAGATCCTCCAGGATTAATAAAAAGTTTAATACAAATATTAGGATTACCAGCAACGATGATTAGATCGGAAGCTCAGGTAGAAGAAATAGCACAACAGAAAGCCGAAGCACAACAACAACAAGCAATGATGCAACAACAGATGGCTGAAAGTGAGATGGCTAGAAATGTTGCTCCAGCAGTACAGGCGGTAACAAATGCAACAACAGAACAACAATCTTAATAATAATAAAAAATTTTTAGAATTAATAAAAAAATATAAAATAGTTTTTGGATCAGATGACGCTAAAGCAGTCATGGATGATTTAGAAAAAAGATGCTTTTACAATGTAACAACATTTAGTAAAGGCGACACCAACGAGACAGCTTTTTTTGAAGGACAGAGAACAGTTCTGTTATTTATAAAAAGCATGATCAATCATAAGGAGTAATCTATGGATCAGACAACTGAGCAATCTGCTCAACCTGAAGTAACGCAGACAACTACTACGCTTACAGCAGAACAACCACAAACAACAACAACAGAAACACCAACTGTTGATTTTCAATCTTTAATTCCAGACGAATATAAAGAAGAGAAGTCATTAAAGAATTTTAATAAAATGGATGACTTTGTTAAATCATACTTGCATTCACAAAAGCTAGTTGGTTTAGATAAAATTCCAGTACCTAACAAGCATTCTACAGATGATGATTGGAAAGAAGTTTATAAAAAACTTGGCAGTCCTGATAGTGCTGATGGATATAAATATACGTTACCTGAAGATCATGCAGTACCAGAAGAAACTTTAAAAACATTTTCTGAACAAGCTGCTAAATTAGGATTACTTCCTAAACAAGCTGACGGTATTATGAAATATTATAATGAGGTAATTCAACAAGGACAACAAGACGCTTTAGCTCAAGCTGAAACTGCAAGGATGTCCTCTGAAGAAACTTTAAGAAAAGAGTTTGGACCAAGTTATCAAAACAAAATAACTGGTGCTAGAAATCTTGCTACTGCTACTTTAGGAGAAGATTTCCTAAATACAACAATGTTACAAGATGGAAGTAAGCTAGGAGATAATCCTCAATTAGTTAAAGCATTTGCAGATCTTTCTGAAAAATTATCTGAAGATACTATCGTTCAAGGAGACAATCCTTCTTATATGACATCTAATGAAATTGAAAAACAGATAGCATCATTAACTGAAGATGGATCTCCATATTGGGTAAAAGATCATCCTAATCATTCAAAGAATGTTGATGAAGTATTTAAACTAAGAAAACTGTTAGTAGATGGCGAATAATAACGAGCAATTAACAGATGAAGAAGTAAGATTAGAATGTATTAGACTGGCTGTAGAGTTTGCACCAGAAATTGCTAGAGTTACTGATCCTATTTCAAAAGCTCAAACGTATTACGATTGGGTTACAAAACAAAATTCTAAGCGACAACCTGAAAAGACCGCTTCGAAAAAAGACAAAGTGAAGTCTTAAAACTTACAGAAGAGATCTCCAGTCTTGGAGGCAATCAAATCGATTAACATTAACCAACATAACTAAGGAGATTTGAAAAATGTCAAATCAAATTACAACGGCTTTCGTTGAACAATATTCAAATAATGTTCAAATGCTTAGCCAACAAAAAGGCTCTTTGTTAAGAGGTGCTGTTGATGTTGAAACTGTTGTTGGAAACAATGCGTTCTTTGAACAAGTTGGATCTGCTACTGCTCAAAAAAGAGTTAGTCGTCACAGTGATACGCCTCAACTAGACACACCACATGCGAAGAGACGTGTAAGTTTAGTGGACTATGAATATGCTGATTTAATAGACCAGCAAGATCGTGTGAGATCGCTCATTGATCCTACAAGCGCTTACGCAAACGCGGCTGCATTCGCTCTTGGAAGAAGTATGGATGACGAAATAATTGCAGCAGCAACAGGAAATGCTTTTACTGGCGTAACAGGTAGTACATCTACTGCGTTAGGTTCTGGTCAAGCAATTACTGAAAGTGGAACGGATGGATTAACATTAGCTAAATTAAGAACTGCAAAAGAAAAGTTCGATTTAGCAAGTGTAGATAGTTCAATTCCAAGATACCTTGTTTGTGGACCCAGACAAATTTCTGATTTGTTAGGAACTACATCGGTAACATCAAGCGACTTTAATACGGTTAAAGCTTTAGTAAATGGCGAAGTTGATACTTTTATGGGTTTCAAATTCATTACATCTACTAGACTTGCAATCGCTTCATCTAAAAGATTATGT